CCATTCCATTTCATGTACAGTTCCGGGAATGCCCCTAGCATCAAAGAAGTTTTTAATGATCTCCTTTGTTTTGTCTGTAGAACCTGTGTCCGTAATATCATACCTGTCAATGTAAGGTGCGATAGACTCTAGACATCTCTCGATAATCGCCTCTTCATCTTTGACAATCATGCAAAGGGTAACGACACATCCCTTTGGTTTATTAACCTTATTGATCTTGATTGTATCCACCACTTCACTCATGATTAACTCCTAGTTTACTTACTGCGGAACTTGAATTACACCAGTCCCAGTTTTTTCTTACGTTTTTATTTTGTTCCCACACCGATTGAAGGATCATGGGATTTAGATTGTACTTTTTCATTATGCTAATCATAGCATTTATATCTTTCGGGAAACACGTTCCCCCAAAACCATGGTCTCCGTCATGCCCCGGAACTTGATGATGTGACTGTCCTATCCTACCATCAGATAGAACACCCTCAATAACCGTGTCCCACTCCATATTTAGTTCATCGCAAAGCAACTTCATTTCGTTGAAGAACATTACCTTAGTGGCAAAGAAACAGTTAGAGGTATATTTGATCATCTCTGATTCTGTGGATGTGCCTGTGATGACTCTGGATCCGGGGAATCTAGTTTCTATTAACTCCTGTAAATCGACCACCTTCTCGTCGCCACCCGGAACTCCTCCCAGCACATGTCGGGTCGCACAAATATAATCTATGTCCGCCGTTCTGGCAGTCAAGAACTCTGGGTAGTGAACAATATTTTTCATGTTGTTCTCCCGTGCGATTCTCTCGGTTGTGCCTACTGGGACGGTAGACTTAATTACATAAACTGGGCCATCTTTAATTGCAGAACCATACTTGCTAAGGTCTCTGAAAAAGTTCTCAATGATCGTAAGATTTGCCTCGCCACCCTCGGCATCAACCATGGGAGTTGGTAGACAGACAAAAACAAAGTCGGAGTCTAGCGTGGACAGTAACGTGTTAACAGATTTCTTTGGATCTGCATCGTAAACTTTTACATCACAATATGTGGTGAATCCATGCACTAAGGCACCACCCACAAATCCATTTCCAATGACACCAATTTTCACATTTTGCATAACCAAGACTCCATATTAACTTTAGGTTGCCAATTCAACAACCTCTTTGCTTTTGAGATGTTGGCGCATGACTCTTGTATTTCACCAACACGCTCATTTATATATTCTATATCTCCACCGATCATATTTGCGATGTCCTTTATTGCATATGACTTTCCTGTACCGATGTTGATTGGAGTCCCGAAAGATTCGGGGTTGGTAGTTTTCATTGCAAGCATATTTGCCTCCACTACATCAGAGACATGGACAAAATCTCTTCGCTGGGTTCCGTCTCCTACTACGGTCAGCGGTTCACCTTTACTCTTTTGATTTAAGAATATACCAATGACCGGAGCGTATGATCCCTTGGTTGGCATCCTATCGCCGTACACGTTAAAGTATCTTAAAATTACTGTTTCGATTCCATATAAATCATGATACATTTTGCAAAGTTGCTCTGCACCATATTTGGTTACAGAGTATGGATTTAGACAGTCTTCGCAAAGTTCCTCGTCATGTGGTGGATCATGCTTTCCGTATATCGCTGATGTTGAGGATAGAACCACTCTCTTAATGTTATGCTTTCTTGCACACTCCAAAATATTGAGAGTCCCCATGTAATTTGTATTACAAGTTTTTACGGGATCCTTGATCGAGGGTTGAATTTGAGTTTCTGCTGCCAGATGAAAAAGAACATCAATGTTTTCTGTCAGAGGGGAAACTGGTAAAAAATCCGCAGTAATAGACATTCTAATCTTTTTCGCATGGGGTGATTCACTCCAGTAAAATGTTTCCTTGTCTGCACTCTGATCATCAAACACCGAAACTTCACAACCATCATCGATCAATCGATCAACTATATGAGAACCAATAAACCCCGCACCCCCGGTTACGATTACCTTAAGTCTGTCATCAGTCATGTGATTCTTTCCGATAGAAGATTCCAACCCCGTCTTACACAAGAGTCAATCATTTTCAATCTTTTGTCCGTCATGGTGGGTCTCCACTCGTCGCTTATGACCTTATCAGACGATTCCATAACCATACAACGAATATTGGCATTGACTAGACAAGAGGCGCAGAAAGAAATTTCATCCAAATTGTCTTTTAAGTTTTGCCAAGAGTGGTCAATCCACTCAGTTTTAAATAACCAAGCACAACTAACGTAATCTACCTCATGTTCGTATCTTGGTTGGTTTACCGGCAGTTCGATTTTTCTATTGTGTGGGTTAATTATACCACCACGAATACCAACAATACACCGCTTATCCTCACATAGTTGAATAGATTTGTTCAACCAATCAGGGTTTTGTGCAAATGTAAACCCCTTTTTAAAGATAGCAGTGTATTTTGTTGTGTGTGCCTTTAGTTTTTCAATTCTAGTGGCACCAACTATGGTGGTCACTTCACTCATTATAACAAGTTCACTCCTTCTGCCTGTGCTAGGACTTCTATGTCCTTGGGATTATATTCTTCATTCTCATCAAACACTTCCCCGATGAATCTTACCTTGGAGTTGTAGTCTCTTTCAATCGGGAATGGTCTCCTTTCAAAGAAAGGATCATGAACCAGTGCATGCTCTTGCACCATCGGATAGATCTTTTCTCTGAGGAAGTTCTGATCGACCTGCCAGAAGTCTCCCTTTTCATATTCATCTACCATATTTATCATGTTTGAAAGAAGACCATTTTTCACACCCCACATTCCACCCATGATTTCGGTGGCATGATATGGATGATCCCGAATGATATGAAAGTCTTTGTCTGACTGCATCCACTCTTCAACTGCTGCTGCCTCTCTGGCACATAATCTACAATCAGTATCTCTTGATAACATCGCGTGAACATCAGGATCACTCGCTGCTAAAAATCGCCAAAACATTCCAGTGCGATCACATGGTTCTTCCATGAAAATCATTTCGACGTTTTCACGTTTTTGTAGTTGACCAATTATATCATGGGGAACGTCCTTACCGAGATAGAATCTACAAACCCAATCGGGAAAGTATTTTTCGGCAAGAGTACAGTTCTTAATGGCACCTAAAGTGTACTTTAGGTTGTTACCCCATAGACAAAAAGAAATCACATTTTTCATTTTATACTCCAGACGGATTGTTCTGATACTGGATCGACTCCGACTGCTCATCTGTATATTGGTAATAGTGTAGTGTATCTTGCAACTTTACTTGTTTTCTTACGAGTGGAATCATGCGAGAACACCAGTCCCAATCCTCTCCATACGACAGAGTTCTAAAAGGTGTCTGTTTTGCGATCTCGCTTTTCCATACGCACATGTGCCATGGCAGTCGCCTCATTGTAACCAGTTTTCCATCTGGGCCTCTGGTGAGGGGGTCATTACCTTCGTGTCTCATATCAAACGAAACCATAACCTCCTCGCCATTAATCATACAATGTTGCTCGAAACATAACACATCGACCTCATCGGATAGGTTATCACAGATCTTTTCGATGTAATCATCTGAGATGGTATCATCGTCATCCAAACATGCGACAAACTTTCCGCGTGCTGCCTCAAGAACTACGTTTCTCTTCTCACCGATGGTCATGGACTTATTGTCCACAAGGCAAAGAATCTCAACGTCAGTCCTGTCACCAACCTGCTTTTCCAATCTAGAGTATAGATCGGTTAGTTTGTCTAACCTCGAAGGGATAGACAATATCATGACTGTAAATAATACTTCGTCTGGTTTTACTGCCATGTCAAACCTTCTCTGGCCACTTGTAGTCGATACCTAGTTCATCCATGTCAAAACGATTTTCCATTCGTCTTTTATAGACTTCACCATCGATACCATACATCTCTGGGTTTTCGTTTCTTGCGTGTAGTTCGTCGAATGGTTCGGCAGTCCACTTGTGTTCTGCTAGAATCATTTCACTTACAGCGAGACGACCGGAGTAATGTGCTACAGCGGTTTGCTCTGTGTCAGCATACAGCGACACATAATCTGGGTGGTAGATGTAACCAAATCGTTCGTACCACTTCCAACCCATGACTGGTAACGTCATGAGAATGTCTTGGCGAAGTCCGTCATTGAACTTAATTGCGCCATCTCCATCTGGAAAGGTTTGCTTAAATCCATCAAGAATGACTCGGTTGTATCCGTCAATCTTGACCCACATGTCATCCGACGCTAGTAATAGAGCATCCGCAGATTCTCCCTCTAGGTTGGCGTTACATGCCTCGATTTTAGTTTTGCTATGTCCGAAGTGGTAAATGAGCGAGTGACCTCGTTCTTCCAATGCACTCTTTTGCTCTTCAAACCATGCAATGATTTCTTCATTGTTCATGGTCTCGTCATCTTCGTCCATTGTAATTACAAAACGAGTCTTGTATTCATCATCCAAGAAGTTTACATAATCTGCAAAAACCTGCTTAAACTTATCAGGTCTGTTCCGCGTGGGGAACTTCACGATCAACTTTTCCATTTCAAAAATCCTTATGTTGAAAAATTAGTTTCCTATATGGTATTTAGGTACTAACTCCCAATCCTCTTTCTCCCGATATGGAAGAATTTTAATTTGTGCAAGAGAAACTTGCGGTGACTCTGATTTCTGTGTATTTACGATTTTGACAAGACCCCACTCCTCCAGAAGACTCGCAATGGTATTTCTTCTTGCTATATCATTCTCGGAAATATTAGTGGGCAATCCATCTAAAGAAAACAATTCCTTAAAGTGTACGATATAGTACCTTCCTTTTTTGTGGAAGATATGGCAGGATTGGTATAGTTTCTTTTCCCTCTTTGAAGAGACGCCTATTCTGGTCAATGTTTCTTTGACTTTTAGAAAGTCATCATCTTCTTTCAGATGAATCTCCAAAAAATCATCTACACTCAACTTTATATGTTCCATGTTAAATTCACTTTCATGCTCTTTCAAGACCCCTCTTATTTAGGATTTTGGGGTTTTAGAGCGACGATTTCCGCCTACATCCATACTCTCCTTCATTTCGTTGATATGTTCATCAGAGAGGATCTTTAGCGCCTCTTCTGCCTGTCTGTTCGAGTATCCATAATACTCCTTCACGACTTCAATATCGTCAAACTTTGACTTCTTTTCCCACTTACTGAATCGTTTCCGTGGTCGAATTATTGAAGACAAGAAATGAAACTGCATCTTTTTATCCGCATGGGATCTGATGTTCATTTCATTGACGGCATGAATAGTATCAGGAAAGTAAGATAGACACCTATTGATCACAAATGGAACATACTCTTTCTCCACAAACTGATCATCTGTATCAAACAGATCTTTCTTAGAGTGGTTGATCGCATTGAGATAGTCTGTTAGTTTCATCCGACCTGTGTGTCCTCATCAAGAATACCAACCAAAGATTTCTGGTAGAAGATCATAAAAGAACCAAAGGAATCATATCCATCTTTCCTAGTCACTAGGACTCTGGTTCCCACAGGAACATCAAAGGGGATGGGGGTTCCTGTTGGTGTCAACTCCACATCTCCAACTGCGGCAACAATACCAGTGACCCAATTCGGATCCTCTTTGGGTGTATAGATGACTCCTGCTTCCGACCTATCCTTGATCTCATCTTTTTTCAGTGCGAACTTTCCTCGGCCCGGTGTAAACTTCTTGTATTCACTCATTTGAATTCACATCCCATCATAATTTCAGTTAAACAGGCAGTCATGTTGATCTCAACATCTGCCACAAAAGCAGACTTGTACTGATAATCTGCTAGAATCAAAACCGCCTGTGGAATAGAATGACCAGCGAAGTGATCATACATCCCATCATACAACGACCTGAACAACTGCGCCGGATCATTGTCACTGTGATTTACCACCCACTTACGAACACTGCTAAACTCTTTCTTCTTCATCGCACCAACCAGATCTTTGATCTTAATATCACCAATCTGTGCTAGGATTCCGATGTCAATACAACCACCAACAGAGTATCGCTGTAACTCATTCAAGATACGGCGAAAGTCGGGGAAGTGCTTCATGATAAGTTCGGCAAGAACCTTATCCTCGTAAGTTACGCCCTCTTCACCGAGAATAAACTTCACTCGATCCATGAACTGCTTGGCGAGTTCTGGTTTGTCCGATGCAGGGATCTTAAACTCAATACATGTGCATCTGGAGTGAAGAGGTTCGATGATTCGATTCTTGTAGTTACAAGTGAGGATGAATCTACAGTTCTTGCTAAACTCCTCGATAAATCCACGAAGTGCTGGTTGTGTTGACTGGGCGTTTGAATAATCAAACTCGTCAAGGATAACAACCTTCTTCTGACCAGACAAGGAAACTGTGCTGGCAAAGTCCCTGATCTTTGTTCTAAGAGTGTCGATGTTACCATCCTCAGAGCAGTTGATTATGATGTAGTCCGTGTCCAGTTCTGTGCATAATGCCCTAGCGACTGTAGTTTTACCACAACCCGCCCCTCCAGAGAGAAGCAGGTTCTGAGACTCACCTTGATCAATCATCTGCTTGAATGTTTTCTTGATTCGTTCAGGAAGTATGCACGAATCGATATCCCGTGGTCGATACTTCTCGACCCACAAGTAGTCTTTAACGACAGTCATTTAATCAACCTCCGTACTTTGAATCCGATTCGAGTGCAATCCAGTAACGAAGATCCGTGCTAGTGTTTTCAAACTTAGCAACAACACTCTCCGTCAATTCCACATCGTAATCAGCAGGAAGCATCTTAAGATTTTCTGCCTTGAAAAAGAACTCGAAAGAATCACTGTCACCCATCTCACCAACCTTGATGGCATAGTGATTGCTAGTCGCATCGCCCTTGTTCTGTGCAACCATTTCGATATCATCACCATTACTTCGGACAGAGATATCAGAAAGTTGAAGGACAGATGCCGCTCGCTGAATGTCAGCAAACGCCTTCTCGGTGAGTGTGAAGTTCACGACCACCTCAGGCATCTGAATTTCCTTGTTCACCGTGGTGAGCAACTTGGGTTCGCAGTAGAAGTACTTAACGGAGGCACCATTGTTGCCTGTGATTGTCATGTACTTTTCATCAAAGATTAACTCAGGATTCTCGAACAACGAGATGGTGCCGAGGAATCGGGACAAGTCCCAGATACCAAACTCGGCGTCAAAGGTCTCTTCGACTTCTGCCTCCGCCATGATGTTCTTGACACTAGAGATCGTAGTGATCTTGTTGCCAGGGCGAATCAAGATGTTTGAGTTGATCGTCGAGAAGTTCTTGAGTAGATCAAGTGTTCTCTTAGAGATCGAAAGATTTGTTTCAGTAGTAGTCATAATATAGTATCCTTTCAATACTGTCGGTCATTCCAATCTTGGAAAAGATCGGGATCAATGTTACCTTCCATCATATCACGAATGATGGTTTTGTCAACTCTTCTTTTGCTCTTTTTCTTATGTCGTTTCATTCCCCGGTTGGGATTAACGTCTTCCGAGTCCCAGTCCTCATACGACTGTGACTTGTTCTTGTTCTTCTTGCCTTTTCTGGCCACCTGTTCCTCCTCAAAAGTCTTCAATATTAGGTAAAAGTTTTGCCAAGTTGTTCTCGACAAAGTAAGAGTAAAGTTTAGATCTGGAACCAACGGGTTCCTTGTTAAATTCTTCTAGGATGTTGTCTTGAATGTCTTGCGGAATCTCCATCAAGTCCACAAGAGTTTGATTTCTTTCCCAGTTACGGGCGATAGACGAATCCACACCGCCGTTCCTGATTGACTCCATGATACTTGCAATTTTCTTTTTGCCACATGGTTTCTGACGCTTGTCTTCCTCTGTGAAAGTATCGTCATCAGATAGAATATTGGGGATACCATCAGAACTATCGCCCTTGATAATATGTTCCATGAGAAACGCCTCTGGATCATCACAGTCCAAGAACTGCTTTTTGGTGGGAGAGTATTGAGATACATTCGGGAATCGCTGGAGTTGCTGGAAGTCCTTGTCACCAGATAGAATCAGAATGCTCTCGTTCTGGTAGTTTGCCTTCGTAACCACGGCGATGATATCATCTGCCTCTGCGTGATCCACCTTAAGGTTTTTATATGGGAACGTCTCTTTAACTTCCCTACGAAGGGCAGATGTCATATCATATAGGACATCCCAATCGAAATCAGACTGCTCCTGTGCTGCCCTTCTATTTGCCTTGTAGTATGGGAAGTGTTGCTTTCTCCAGACATTACCAGAGTCATGACAGATAACCAGTTCACCATACTTTGCACCGAACTTGCTCCTATACATTCTGTATGTGTTAAGAACGAGGTGACGCAGCAAGTCTAGGTTGCCCATGTTATTACTCTTTGCCATTTGAAATACATTGGCAAAGACGATTTGATTGTTATCAACTAAGATCATTCATATGCTTTCATAATAATTGTGTTGTCATTTATCCTACCCGTGGGAACCTTGCCTTTGGTCTTTATATCCTTCCAGAAATTATTGAAGGATCTAATGCCTTGAATGGTTGACAACTGATCGGGTTTTCTCACGGTTTTAGTTTCTGACTTACTAGGATCAAAATTTTGTAGTGTGGTTCCCTTGACAGAGAATCCAGTGACATCACTTGACCTATAGACAGTAAGTTGCCTATACTTTGTGTTGAACACAAGCAAAGTAGTGGCACCAATAATTTTAGACGGATCAATACTCTTAAGTTTGTACTCCTTTGATTCGTCTTGGTACTTGACCTTTGACACTTGTTGTGCCGCAGTTTTGACTTTCTTCTTTCGTGGTTTTCTTTTAGAACCTTGTGCCGCATGTTCCTCACAAGCGGTGAT